CTTCTAATGGCACTCCTAATTTTTTCGCTATTGCGACCTGTGATGAAGTGAGTCTCACAGATTTACGGTTAGTCTTTGGACTACGCGTTGCAGAGGCAACGGTTTGTGTAGGTTTACTAACTGGTTTGTCCTTAGATTTATCAAATTTATGCGGGAATTCAAGTCTTATTCTCTTGTCTATTTCCGTATAATATTCATCCGATCTAGGATCAATTCCTTCTTCTTCAGTAAGTTTTCTATGCAAATCAAACGCTGTGTATGTCATTGCACTATCCTTACCAAACCACTCATTATCTTCAGCCCATGCTTCGGCTTTTGGATCAGGTGGTGTTTGAGTTTGTTGTTTTGGTTGTTCATATAAATCTGGTTGTTCAACAGTTTTTTCTTTAGCTGCTGTATCCTGCATTTGATGCTGGGTTTTAAGTTCAGCTAATTTACCCTGTTCATAACCAAGTTGAGAAATAGCAGTTAAAGCTTCTGTTTCAGCTTTAGGATCCTCGGCTTGTCTAGCTGCTCTTAATTTTTCTTGAGCCGCTGCAAGACCAGAAGTAATTCTTCCTTCCATTTCTGAAACATAATTTCTATCTAGAGAGTCTGCTGTAGTTTTAAACTGATCTCTTTCTTGTTTAATACTATTTGCATAACGTAAAGCTTCTTCTTTTTGCCTTTCAGCCTCACGCATTCTTTTTGTTAATTTAGCTATTCGCTTTTTAACGCTTTCAGAATACTCTTCAATTTGCTTACTGTTATCTTCTTGTTTATCACCTTCTTGAACAGCAGACTGCTGTACAGGTTTCTCAGATGAGTCACCGGCGCTACCACCGTCTTCAAGTTTTGTTTCACGTTCATTTTCATATGTTTTGTCCTCCGTTGGTTGTTCTACAACCGTGTCTTCTTTTTTTTCTTCTGGCAGTTCTACCTCAGCACCCGGACCAGATGTGTCGATATCAACTGTTTTCTTTTCTTCTTCTTGCATAGTATCTCCTATGATTGTTAAAATTCGTGGAATATATCTTCAGGGTTTTCCACAGTTGCTAAAACTTCATCATCATTGAGAAGTCTTATTTCACCCCCATCGATTTTAATTCGTGATCCTGCATATCTTGCAAAGATAATCCAATCACCTTTTTTACACCAAGGACCTTCTGGGTATCTTTCTTTATCATAGCAGTGTGGTCCCATTCTTAAAACTAAACCACAAGTCGATGCTACTTGTGATCGTTCTACTGTTTCGTCTGCTAATAGTATTCCGCCTTTTGTTTTTTCTTTTTGTTTAAAAGGTAAAACTAAAATTCTCCAACCTGTTGGTTCTGGGAGTTTTGATGACTCGTCTATTTCTTTTTTCTCTGGTTTTTTAACTCCGACAAGAGTTTTATTTGGTGTTATTATCTTTTGACTTGATGCTGATAATTGTTCCTTCACTGTCATTTTGCTCCTTTGTTTTTAGCAGGGTGGATATTTCCTGTAATAGATACTGATATGTTCGTATCTGACCTAACATATACTGATATTTTTCCATACTGTCAACACTTCCAGATGTCATTGCAACAACAACATCATCATGTCTCATTTTAATTATTTTTCTAATTTTATCTATAAAATCCATTATAATACTTCTCCTCTTTCTGGTTCAAATTCTTCTAACACATCTATTTTTTCTTTTGCGTTAGCTATTTTTTCTATAAGTTTGTCAACTTCTTCTATGTGTTGTGGATGTTCTCCAATACCTACTGAATTTTCTAAATAAATATTTGCAGTAGCATCTGCTTCTGCTATTTCAGCTTCGTATTTAGCTCTTAGCGCGTTTAGTATTGCCCTTCGCATTTCTTATTGCCTCCTTACCTTTCTTAAAAATTGCAGCGACTTGTCTTTTACCCATAACTTTGGCACGCTGTTCTCCAACAGTCAGGATCTGTATTTTTCTTGCAAATGGTTTAGATATCTTTTTAACTTTTGCAACAGTCTTACGAGCATCAGTAGGAGTCGCAAACTTAATTCCAACAGTATCTTTAGGATTCTCATCGGTGTATAACCTCCTACCAGAACCTTTTGGTTTTTTACCTGTACCTACTTTGGGATCAGCCATTTAACATTTCCATCTTCTACGCGCCTGTCTTAGTCTTGAATTAGGATCTTTCGCAGCCTTTGGAAATTTTTTCATTTGTCCTGCACTTCTAGCACAATATGATTTACGTCGTTTGGCAGCTTTTGATCCTGGTTTGACTTTGCCAGTGACCGCTGTTTTTAATTTTGAACCGGGATTCATTCTTCTATAGGCAGCAACACCGGCTCGTGTCATACCCGCGCCCGACTTCGTCGAACGAAAATTCTTTTTATTTCTGGCAGGCATGTTATCTTGTTTTCTCAAACTAAACCTCCCATACTCATTTTTTTTCTTTTTGCAAATGTTGGAACATTTGTTGGTTTACCACCAACACCTTGTGCTTTACTTCTTTTCCTTGCAACGGCACTCCGTCTCTGGGATTCTGTCATTCTTGCCGCTTTTGCAGCAGGGACGCACTTTGGATATTTTCTTTTTGATCCACTCGCAGATTTTCTTCCACATTTTTTAAAACCTCCGCCTTTTTTCTTGGCACCAATATCGACCCAATCTTGCTTAAACCATTCTTTTAGACCAGCCATTAGTAGACCTTCGTTACTTTCCTTCTATTAGACATGACTTTACCGCAACCTTTAGCAATACCGCCACGTCCAAAACCTATTCTACCGCCATCTTTTTTGCCAGCAGGTTTAGGTCCTTTGAAATCTTTTCTCTTTACACCAGAGGGATCTTTAATTTTACCTGCACAAATTTTAGATGCGTAGGCGTTAGGCATAGGCAGACGGGTAAACTTTAAATTTACGCTTCGCTGCCGATTTTCCTCTAGGACAAAGTTTTGTCATTATTTTCTCGCTGTTTGTTTTGCTCTTTTAAAATCAGATGCTTTAGGTGCACCTTTTGCACCTTTCTTTCGCATCTTACCTCCACGCTTTCTTTTAGCGTGAATGTTTGCATATAAACCAGGTCTAGCCATTACTTAGCTCTACCACCGTTTTTCATATAACCCATTTTGTTTCTAACTTTTTTGGGTAATTTTTTTAAACCTTTTTGATTTGGCTTTACAGGTTTTAAAACTCTTTTACCTTTTTTCATCATAGGTCTTTTCATCATCATTGTTCCAGGCATTATTTTTTCCTCATTTTGTTTGCTTGTTTTTTCTTTTTAGCAAAGCCTTTTTTAACTCTGCCACCTTTTTTAAACATAAATCCAAATGGACTTATTGGCTCTCCTTCAACACGTATAGATTTTGGGTTTATCTTAGGCATAAATTTAACACCTGATCCACCTCTCATTATATCGTCTTGAAAAACTTTTGCAGGTGTATTAGCAACAGATCTTGCCATTGCGCTAGAACTGTCTCCACCTCTTCCACTGTCAACGCTAATGTTTGACATTTCCATTCCTTTACCTTTATTAGCTAAAGCTAAACCTAATCCTGCTAGCGAAGCCATCTTTAATAAATTTCTATTTCTTCTTCTAGATTTTTTACTCATTATTTTTTGCCCCCGTTTCTAAAAATTTGTGTACCTTTTATACCATATATGCTCGCGACTACAAGGATCCAAAGGTTTGTGAACCATGACGGGAGCTGCGAGAACATCTCGAAGAACAATTTTACTTTGTCCATTGCAGTTGGATCGTCTGATACGACTGCCCAGGCCAAAATAGCTACGGGCAAACTAAGAATTATCAAAACTGCCTCGTCTTTCCAATCTGATTGTCTAGCTTCTAGCAATTTACCCTGGTATTGCTCTTCACCACGGGCCATTTTTTCTGCATGCATTAGTTGTGCATCAGACATTGCCATCTTCGTTCTCTGCTTATTAGCATAAATTTTACTTCCAGCAGAAACGGCTAGTTTAATCGCCGATAACCACATAAATTAATACCAATCTGCGTCTTTTTTCTTTTCAGACAGCATATTTCTAGTTCCTCTTACTTGAACAGACTGAGTTTCTGTTGGTTTTGAAACTTCAACCTCAACTCCGCCATTTTTATGTCCGTCTTTGTTCGTAAACATGTCATGATCTACATGAACCATGCCTGCGTGACTTGATTTTTTGTTTTTTTTCATATTTATTCTCCAGTTTTTCGAATGATTGCAACATTTCCAGGCATTTGATCCGAACTCGGAAGAGTTTTACCTAAAATTGTTTTTTCAATCGATGTATTAGCTCTTAGTTTAGCCAATTCTTCGTTTTGATCAAGCTTTTCTTCTTGTAAGTCTTGATTCATCATTGCTCTAGACTTGTCTAGATTTAATCTTTCCTCTGCTTGCATACGTTTTTGTTCATTATCCATAGCTCTAAGGTCTAATTCTCTAGCTTTTAGTTTTGCAACAGGGTCATTTCCAAAATCACCCATAATTTGGTTCTCTTCATCTTTAAATTCTTGTGTCATTTCAGAAATTAATTTAGCTTTTCTTGATTCAATTGCTAGATTTAAAGTTAAAAGTTGTTGTTGAATCTCAGGAGACTGTGCCATAGCAGGATTCATCTGTGCCATCTGCTGTAATTGCATTAATTGTTGTATCTCTTCTCTAAATTCTACCTCTAATTGTTCTTGTGCCATTAAAGATATGTGTTCAAAAATATTTTTTTGTAATGCACCCATTATCATTGGATTATTTTTAACCATATTAGTTGCCATAAAATTTAAATGCGAAGTAATATGTGCTCTGTGGTCTTGACCTTTGAATGCTTGAAAAGGTTTTCCGGTCATGGCTAAAATATTTTCTGCAGCTGGGTCCATTGGTTGTGGTGGTTGAGGTGGCGGCAAGATTCTATTTACATCTTTAACACCAATTGCAGTGTACATATCTCTGTACGCTTCATATAAATTATGCATTCCAGGATTTGACATTGCAAGTTGTAATTCTGTTTGAGCTAAAGTTATTCTTTGTGATTGTGAAAATATATTTGGATCTGCAACAGGGAGTATATCAATTTTATCATCAAAGTCTGCAACCTTAATATTTCTTTGTCCACCTACAACATCGTAAGGATATTCTGGTGGTAGATATGTTTTAAATACTTCTGCAAGTAAAGTGAACTCTTGTTTTAACGCCACATACAATCTTTTATGTATGGCTGACATGACCCTGGAGCCACGCTCTAAGAGGGCAATGGTCGTCCCAACAGCTGCCTGCTGGTTGCCGTCACCGACCTGCATGTCAGCTATGGCGGCAAATCGTTGACCTGCTTGAACCACTATACCCATTAATTGTAATAATGTTGCTGATGGTTCTTTGAAAGGTAAAGGCATAAATGCATCTCTAATGTTTCCTCCAGGTGCATCTACATCTCTAAACTCTCCAGGTTGTATCGATTGCGCTTCATCTCTAACACGAATACCTCTTTGTTTAAATCCAGCTGGCATATTTGAAAACGTACCAGCATCTAACAATTGTCTTAATGCATTCGTTGCAGTTCTTGATAATCCACCAATCATGTGAATTAAGCCAAAACCATAAAAACCAAGTCCTGGTAAAAATTTAAAATGTGAAAAATATTCTATTTTATTTTTTAAAGGATCTTCAGCTTTGTAGTTTCTTCTAATAGATAAAACTTCTCTTGATGATGAGTCAAGGGTTACGATATAAGGAAGTTTTATTCCTGTTGGGTTTTGCTCCATGTCTTTATCTTCAAAACCTTCAAGATCTATATTTGTGTGAAACTCTAGAATTGTAAACATTTGTTCATCTCTAGTTTT